CCGAATGAATACACAGCACGACTGATTGCCAAGCGATTAGTTACACTTAGCGCCTGACAGTAAGGTATACCCAGGGGGCAGTGATTTGCCCCCCTTAATTGTTACTTAAGGGCGCCAAGCGGTTTCCAAAAACGCATGACTCCCCTAACCTACAAAAGTATCCAGACGATCGATAAATATTTTTGAAAATGGTTTTTTGAAAACCTCGATAGGAAAAAAATTTCCCGCCAAAAAAATGGACAAAAAAGTTGACTTAGAATTTTTCAAAAACGCCCTAGACAATTTCGACGCATTCTGTGATGGATTTGAACGAGCAGCAGCAGAGAGTTTCCTCTCAAGAGACGCCCCCACAACCCTTGACCAATACACCTCCAAGTATAGAAGATCTACTCCTGAAGTTGTCAGAGAGGTTGCTGAACCTGGAGCAGAGGATCTCGGCACTGGAACGCCCGACCCTAATGTACAAGCGCCCTGGATCGAGCAAGCATGAGAAGATCACTGATACTTTAGATTATCTTCACAATAATGTCGAAGGACTTAAAGTAGATCTACTGAAGGTTGCGAGAACAGTATGACATGCACACCTCCTACGATAACGCCATCTGCCCAGGTTTTAGTAACAGGTCCAACAACCTTTGAATTACGCCCATCACCTGGGAATTTGTTGTACACAACTCCTCCCCAACCCAGGGAGGGCACTCAACCGTTATTGTATGAGACGATTGGATCAGTTACTCCGTTAAGTATTGAGTGTGTTGCAGCAGGGATTGCCCCACCAATCCCACCAGGAGTTCCCCATGTTATCTTGTCGATGACATTAACTCCTGGGTTAGCAATTGGAAGTGGTCCTGGATGCACTATCATAACAAGCAATGGTGCAACAGATATACCTGAGATGCAACTTCCAGTATTTTCAGAACCGAATATAGTGTATGGAAGTGCATCGTTTGGTTCTGGGACACCTGTAGCAACATTACCGAATGCCTTACAGGGTTTTTACTCCGAGAAGTATTTTCATGACCAGGAGTATATCTTTGCGACATACTATGCGACCCAAACTCCGAACCGCGCCGACAAATTCACCTTAGTTGATCTTATCAATGGCAATAAGACACTAACGAGAGAAGCATTCAATGCCCTTCCAGAACAAGGCAGAATCACCGCTGATCTGTTCCCTGGTACTGGGACAGCGGTGAACTTCTTAGGACTTGCTGTAGACGATTCTACAGATGTCTTAACGAGTGGTACAGAGTACCTTGATAGTCTTACGAATGAAGTATCGGCATGGATCAAGTTTAAACCCAGTGAAATCTCTGTAATGAGGTATTACTATACTTTGACAGTAGTAACAAATTGTCCACCATATACTCATGTGTTTACTGGACACATGGATGTGAATAACAACTGGGACCCTGCACAGACTCGTTTGAACTACTATCTAAATAAGGGTATAGGACTTATACCCGATCCCGAGTAATGGCAATATACAGAGGAATGGCGCGTTTTGGGGACATTACAACTGGACATGGATGTTATCCACCAGTAGTAGGAGTAGTACCTGCTCCGCCTGCAGTACAACCAAGTGTATTTGTAAATGGACTTCCCGCGCACAAATTTGGTGATGAGATGCTACCACATACTTGTGATGGAGTACCACACTCCGATAAAGCGGTAGTTCCATATCCTATCGATAGTATGACCGTGTTTATAAACGGAAAACTAGCGTGTAGAATTGGAGACCTTCTATTACCAGACGGAAAGTTTGCAGAAGGTTCACATAATGTGTTCATTGGGTCAAATACTGTGGTATAATATAGAAGTCAATTGATTAAACACTATGGCACGAGCAAAAGTTGGTCTGAGCGGCAAGAAGATTATTGAGTCGAAACCCAAAACCACGCGACAAGGAAGCAGCAAGAACACGAAATATTCTGCTACCAGTCGTAATGCTGCTAAGAAGCGTTATCGCGGACAAGGAAAGTAATGAAGGATTTACTGTTCATCTCACAGGATAAAGAGATGGCACTCATTCAGGAGATGTCATACAAGATCAAGATGTCTAATTGGGATATTCATCCCAGTAAGACTTGTTTCTTGTGCGTGTCTCCTGATTACTCTGGTATTGTAACTCAGCATCTCTCGCATTCATTATCAATGGATCGGGAGATTTTTCATATTGAGGCAGTTAATGTGCCATTTCCAGACGAAAACCTTACTAAGTATCAAGTTGACTTTGAGTTAAATTTTGCTGATTGGGTTCTGGATTGGGAAAACTTTGTTTTGTGTGAAGCGGGTGTAATCCGAGGTGGCAACTATACTTGGATTACTCAGACTATGGAGAAGTTTATAGATAAGAATTACTATACATTATCTCTCTGTGAGAACATTCATAGCAAGTTTAAGAGTGATGTAGTGTCGCTGTATTATGATGATGAAGTCGAAGATCTTCACTTTTGGTGGGAGAGACCAAATAATCACTGGACTTAATTGTAATGAAGAAAACTAAACCAAAAATTGCCGTCATTGACGACTGCATTTCAGTGGGGTATCAAAATTTTGTTGAATCCACATTAGACAGTTCCGAATTCCCTTGGTACTACACTTCACAGATTTCTGTACCTGGATCAGTAGACCCGAATAGTGGGTTTTCTCATACTGCATTTAGGAACTACGAGAATGACAAAGGTCGTAGTCAATATTTCGAAATTTTGCTTCCAATCTTGTTTGAAGCAGTTGATCGATATAAAAAGGGACATGAAGTACAGCAAGTGTATAGAATTCGTCCTGCAATGTTTGTGAGAAATCAAAATTCTGGAAATCATGTTGCACACATTGATCAACAGTACGAACATCATGTAATGTTGTATTATGTCAAGGACAGTGATGGACCAACTTTATTTTTTGACGAAGATAAAGTAATAAAACAGATTCATCCAAAGAAAGGTAGATGCATTATCTTCCCTGGAGACATTTACCATGCTTCATCGTGTCCTAGGGAACATGCAAACAGAATTGTAATTAACTACAATTTTTTGTTATAACTATTAGTAGGGATAGCAACCCCGTAAAAAGTTCTAGAACTTTTTTCAGGAGTATTTCAATGGGACTATTTCCAGTAGACAAAAGTGAAGAATTTATCGAAGAAGGTATGACACTGATTACTGAAACGGACAGTGATCGCCTCCTAGATGCCGCTGCAAAGCGTCGTAGATCAAAGATGAAGGAAGAACTATATCCACTTCCTGAAGACCGCCTTGAGCGTCCTTGTGGAGGAGCAGGCGGTTTTGATGACTTCGTAGAGCGTTGGCACGAGTGAATAAATAGAATTAGCTTAGTCTAATTCTGTGTCATGCCTACTGTTCAGACATTCAAAGATTTGAGTGTCACTTTCAAAAAACACCCTGTCAGCGATGATCTTATCGTTGTTAAGGATAAGGCAGCTATTGCACAGTCAATTAAGAACCTTTTGTTAACTCAAAAGGGTGAAAGACCATTTCAACCTAGACTGGGGTGTGATATTGCTAGAATGTTGTTTGAACCATTGGATTATGGTTCAGCAGCAATCTTGAGAAATGAAATTGCCGATACCTTGAAAACCTACGAACCAAGGATTTCGATCGATTCCATATTGTGTACTCCAGACTCTTCAGAAAATGGTTACGAAGTAGAACTGTCTTATACTATTGTCGGTAGAGAAGACACTCCAGTAACTGTTGACTTTTTCCTAGAGAGAACACGATAAATGCCATACGCACAGGTAGCTAATCTAGATTTTGATCAGATTAAGTATAATCTTAAAGAATATCTGAGATCCAATTCAGATTTCACTGATTATGACTTTGAGGGTTCTGCTTTTGCAACCTTACTAGATGTATTAGCATACAACACATATTATACTGCATTTAACACCAATATGGTGGCAAATGAACTCTTTTTGAGTTCTGCTACCTTGAGGGATAATGTTGTCTCTATTGCCAAACAACTTGGTTATAGACCAAAGTCCATTACAGCACCAACGGCATATCTAACTTTTAATGCATCATATACCAATCCTGGAAATGACACCGAACTGATTTTAAAGGCAGGAACAGGATTCATCACATCTTATGACAACACATTGTATCAG